TTGCAGGCTAAATCTGCTGCTCTTACTGCTGCTGACAATGCCGCTGGTGGGCTGCGGATTTCTTCCAAAGCGTGCGAATCCTTCATGCCCGCCGCTGCCAGTAGTAACGCCGGAAATAATGCGCCCGCTCCCGCCTCAATCCAGCTTCCGCCAGACGTTGAGCGATTTCTTCGTGAGCAAGCCGACAGATGCGATGCCATCGTCGAGCAAGCCAGATCAGCCCAACAATGGGCGCTAGAACATGGTTTTGTACCACAATGAAAATTACCAATTCCGAACATAAAGCGATTGAGCACCTGCTTGACGACATAAAGAAGCAAGCAGGATTGCGCGATGATGCTGCGCTCGCCAAATATCTCAATGTCGGCCATCCGAATATCACGCGCCTGCGCCATGGTCGTCATCTGATGGGACCGGAGATGATCCTCGCCATCCATGACGCAACTAACATGCCGATCAGGGAAATCAAGTCTCGCCTGAAGCCGACACAATCCGCACCGCAAACTCAACCTGCTCAACTGCTCGCCGCCTGACCATGCATCCCTTCATCTACCTGCTACCTGTCGCGCTGCTTGCGCTTATTGTCGCGATTGCCGCATATTTTGCGCAAATCCCGAGTGTGGATGAAGAGACGGATGAAGAGTATTCGGATTGGCAGCGCGTGCAAGACGAGCTCGCTGATTTCTGATAAATGGAGACATCATGATTGAATGCAAAGAACAAATGCCTGAAAAAGGCAAGGAAGTCTTGGTTAGGACTGAGCATGGATTGGCTGTCGCATATTGGGACACATATGAAAATGGCGAAGTGCATTGGAGCGCAGGGCATGCATCCATAGATGGAGAATTTGAGTTCGACGCGGAGCTTCGATCTGCTCCAACTCATTGGTGTGAAATTCCTGAGAACTTGTAATAGCCTCTAACGGTAGATATGTCATGAGCCTCGCGCTATCCGAATTGCTGGAAGAAGCGCAAGACACCATTGAGCAATTGCGCACTGAAAAGATAGAAGCACTGACGTTATTGGCGCAGGCAGTATCTGAGCGCAAGGAAATGCAGAACGAAATAGACCGCATGAACGTGGAAATAAAGAAAGCATACGTTCAGCAGGTTCAGTTATTCGACTACTGCACGGAACTGAAACATAAAGTGGATCAGTTGACGCTGGAGAATGCGGCGCTGAGAAAGAGGACGAAATGACTGTCATTGCATTCGACGGCAAGACGCTGGCCGCAGATAAGCGAGCCAACATGGGTGGCTACATCGTTCCAGTGACGAAAATCAGGCGCATAAATGGTATGTTGTTTGCATGTGCGGGCGACTTCACGAAGGGCATTGAAATGTTTGACTGGATTGAGCGCGGTTCAAATCCAGAAAATCTTCCCGCATTTCAGCGCACTGACGATTGGGTTGCGATGTTATGCATCACAGAAGACGGCTCGATTTTAAAATATGAGCGAGGCCCATTCCCGCTGAAAGTTGAATCGCCATTCTTTGCCATGGGCTCTGGACGTGACTTTGCGGTCGCCGCAATGTATCTCGGGCTTAATGCAAGACAAGCGGTCGAGGTTGCATGCCAATTCGAAGCGAACTGCGGTAACGGTGTCGATACCTTGGAATTGGGCGAATGATGCAGAAAGCACCATCCCATCTATTCCCATCAACGGGAACAACGGTGATGAGGCAACCTGACTACGCACCATCCAAGTTCATAGACTGGCTGATAAAGCTATTCAAGGTACGCAACGATTCCCAATTGGCTGAAAAGCTATACATCGATCGTATCCAGATATGCAGGATCAGGCATGGGCAGATCGCTATCAGCGCATTCTTCATCCTGCGCATCCATGAACTGACCGGCGTTCCAGTTGCCGAGATCAAGCAGAAATACAGGGCACAATGAAGAAGGAAAAGCGAGTTTTATCCTCGTCTCCAAGGCCAATGCCGCCAGACAGGATAATGAGCCAAGACCTCTACCATGGACTGTATCTGCCGGCACCTGAAGTCGCAGAATGGATTGATAAGACATTCCTGTACGAAGACAGCCCCTTATACAACGAGGAGCATATCCACTTGAAAGGTGCGCATATCGGTGTGCTGTGGACAAATGACCTGTATGTAAAGCAGGGTAACCGAGTTGCTGGCACAGCCGAGATGCCGATGTTCCGCTGCAGCGCATGGCAGAAAGGCCGGCAGGAGCAACAGATGCGCGAGTGGTTCCGATCAATACCTCTATTCGTGATCACCATTGACGCAAATTATGCATCACAGGCATCAGATGCCGAGTTCTGTGCATTGATCGAACACGAGTTGTATCACTGCGCACAGGAACGAGACATGTTTGGAGCGCCAGCATTTACCAGAGATGGAATGCCGAAATACACCATACGCGGACACGATGTAGAAGAGTTCATCGGCATCGTCAGACGTTATGGTTCTGGCAATGCTGCAGGTCAAACAGCAAGATTAGTGGAGGCGGCAAACAAGCCTGCAGAGATAGCCAATGTCGATATAGCAAGAGTGTGCGGGACATGCCATCTGAAGGTGGCGTGACTTAGACCCTGCATATACAAATCGGGGAAATTATGGCAACGCTAAACGATGACGTTAAGCGCTTCATCGTGCAAGCGCTTGCGTGTTACGACACGCCAACACAGGTTGCAGAAGCCGTTAAAGAGGAATTTGGCATCAGTATCGAGCGTTCGCACGTCCAAGCCTATGATCCGACAAAGCAGATTGGTAAGTCTCTGAGCAAGAAATGGATTGATCTGTTTGAGGAAACGAGGAAGAAGTTTCTCGAAGACGCGAGCGAGGTTGGAATCGCGAATCGATCGGTACGCATCCGTGCCCTGAGCAGGATGGTGGCCAATGCGGAAAAGCAGCGTAATTACGCACTTGCTGCCCAATTACTGGAACAGGCGGCGAAAGAGGTAGGCGACTGGTACGTGAATCGACCGCGCGCCAATTCTCCAGGTGGCGGAGGCGGAGGAGTTGGCCTCGCTGATATTCTGAGAGAGATAGGCGAGCGGATGCCGAACTGATGGCTATCTCTCTCCTGACGCAGCGCGAACTGGCGCGATGGTACAAGCTGATCGACCATCCTGTACAGACGGCACTGGTTAATGACAATGTAAGGTTCAAGGTAGTACCCGCAGGACGACGCTCAGGAAAGACGGAGCGGGCAAAACGCTACGTCGCCAAGCAAGCGATGTTGAACTCGGGCGAGCGCTACTTCATTGCGGCACCGACGCGGGATCAGGTCAAGAAAATCTATTGGGCGGACATGAAACGCCTATGCCTGACCAGTCTGTCCAGCAAAGCGCCGTCCGAGACCGATCTGATCATCTATCTGGACAACCATACGGAAGTTCACCTGATCGGATTGGACAGGCCGGAGCGCATTGAGGGCATTTTGTGGACAGGCGGCGTGATCGATGAGATTGAGGACGTGAAGCCGGAAGCATGGGAAGCGAACATCCGTCCTGCGCTGGACACGTTCAATCCTGAGCGTCCTGATTACCGCGCATGGTGCTGGCTGATCGGGGTTCCCGATGGCCTGAACCATTATTACGACATGGCGCAGTACGCGGAGACGGCGAACGATCCGGACTGGAAGCAATATCACTGGAAGAGTTCCGAGATCCTTCCACTGGACGTAATCGAATCCGCCAGGCGGCAAATGTCTGCAAGGCAGTATCGGCAGGAATACGAAGCGAGTTTCGAAACCGCATCCGGCAAGATTTACGAGGATTACAGTTCGGCGAACTACACGACCGAAACGATCCAGCCGCATGAACAACTGCTGTGGTATCACGATTTCAACTACACGCCCATGTCAAGCGGCGTGGGAGTCAGGCGCGGCAATACCCTGTTCCTGCTGGAAGAGATCATTCTGACCTCGGCTGTTTCAAGGCAATCGGCGCTTGAGTTCGTTGATCGTTACAAGGAACACAAGAACAGGGAAGTGATCATCTACGGCGATCCGGCCGGCAGGGCAGGCGAGAAACACGGGCATGCATCGGACTATACCGAGATCGAAGGTGTATTGCGCGATCACGGATGGACGTATCGGCGCAGGGTAAAGCCTGCTGCTCCTGCGATCAAGGACCGGCAGAACGCGGTACGGGCGAAGATCAGGAATGCGGCAGGGGATATCTCTCTGTATGTCAATCCGAAGCAGGCACCTTATACGCACAAGGGGTTAGCGACGGTGCAGGTCAAGAAGGGATCGACGTTTCTGGAAGAGGAAACGGAATATCAGCACATCACGACCGCTGTAGGTTACATGGTGGACTACGAGTTCCCGATCCCGACGAACAAGGCGACTGTCACGCCGCTGCGCGCGTAGCGCATCCATAAAATACACATGAAACCCGGCCAAGTGCCGGGTTTTTGCATTTCAGGGGAAAACATCAATGGCCGATAGCGTAAGAAAGGAATCAAGTGCGGTATCGGCGATGTCATGCCACTGGCCGATCATCACTGATCTGCTCGGTGGTACGCCTGCTATGCGCAAGGCAGGCAAGCGGCATCTGCATCAATGGGCGAACGAGGACAATGAGAGTTATGCCGATCGCTTGAAGGTTGCCACACTGTTCCCCGCATTCGGACGCACGATTGAGGTGTTGGCCGGAAAGCCATTCTCGAAGCCGCTGACACTTGGCGATGATGTGCCGGCGAGGCTCAAGCCATGGACAGACGACATTGATCTGCAGGGGCGCAATCTGCACTCATTCGCCGCCAGTGTGCTCGGGCAGGCATTGGCTTACGGGCTATCCGGCATCCTCGTAGATTACCCGCCAGTATCTGGAATCAGGACTGCAGCGGATGAACAGAAAGCCGGCGTGCGTCCGTATTTCGTGCAGATCCATCCGCAGAATCTGCTTGGATGGCGCTCCGAGCGCGTCAACGGCGCGGAAGTCTTGACGCAACTGCGCCTGCTCGAATGCATCACCGAATATGACGGCGATTTCGGGGAAAAAGTGATCGAGCAGGTTCGTGTGCTTTACCCAGGCAGATGGGAAACATGGCGCAAGAAAGAAGGTTCTAGCACTGAAGAATGGGTTTTGTACGCCGAAGGCGTGACGACGCTGAAGAAAATCCCGTATGTCCCTGTGTACGGCAATCGCACAGGTTACATGACTGCAAAGCCTCCATTGCTGGAAATGGCGCACCTCAACGTCAAACATTTTCAGGTGCAATCGGATCGGGATAACATTGTCCACATGGGATGTGTGCCAATCCTGTTCGCCAAGATGTTAGGCGAAGCACCCATCACGGTCGGGGCAAGTTCCGCTATCAAGTCGGATAGTCCCGATGCAGA